GGATGATAGTATCAATAATTCCAAAAGCTGGGATATACCGGAAGGCGATAGGACTTCTAAAACATTGGAACAAGCGTACCATGAGTTTAGGAAGTATGATTTTGAACGGAAATATAAGGTGTAAATATTTAAAAACAAGGAACTATAATGCAAGAAAATAAAATACAGACCGGTAATACCAAACAAGTTTTACTATCAAAAAAGAACTGTCACCGTGCATTAAAAGTGGTGAATATAGCGAACCCAGAACAGGGTGAATGGCTTTTTAACTGGAGAGGTAAAAAGTTGAGTGATAATTTAATGCGTTGCGACTATACGCATACTGCAGTCCGTATTTCCGATAATGAGGCGGTTGTTATTAATGACAAAGACTTAGGTCTTTGGTCGGTTGTAGAGTGGAAATATGAGGTAAACCTTGAGGAGTTTTGGAAATGCGCTTGCGATGCTTTTTATGCTACAAGTTTCAGTCCGGAGGAACGTGGATCGTATCACATACGCATGTACGAAGAAGAGCTCAATGATGATATAAAAACAATGCCGGAAGAAGAAAGAGAGCGATATATAGCTAAGTACAAAGAATGGGTTCAAAAATTGTTCAATAAGCATTCTCGTATAATGAGCGCCATGATAACAGGGCCAGCCCGTTTTCCGTCAAGACGAAATGAGAAGATGAATAATTACTATGACAATGCTGTCAATGAATTTAGAGCGTGGAGAGAAAAAGCGCTCAAGTCGATAGCTCGAAGGATAGAGGAGGCAAAACCGGAAGATCAGAAAGCGGAGGAAGAGTGGATGCGTGTAAAGAGAATGATCGATGAGCATTTTTTAGCAACCAATTTATATAATAAGCTGGAAACGATTGCAAGAAACGGAAAGGTCGATTTGATGAACAAAGCGATTGAATATGTCAGATCCTTAAACGAAAGTCGAGTTAAACCAATTTTTACCAATCGCCATAAATTCTGGAAACTCGCTGAACTTGCAAATCAATCTATATCAAAACAGGCAGAAAAAGAGAACCAAAAAGATGTGGAAATACTTTTTGATGGTGGCCGGGTAATTAAGAATTACTCCGAAGATAGAGTTCAGATAGTTTTTGATACAAAACCACGGCCTGATGTTATTTCAAATCTCAAACATAACGGTTTTCGTTGGTCACCCCGTTTTTCGGCATGGCAACGCCAATTGACGGATAATGCTTTTTATGCTGTTACTCGTGTAGTACCAGTTGTTATTGAACAATTGAGGAAGGGAGGCTACAAATGAAAGTGCTAGTGACATTCAGTGGCGGAAAAGATAGTCTTGCGTCTCTGCTTTGGGTTCGCAACAAACTGACAAAAAACTTTGTCACGGTGTTTTGCGATACCGGTTGGGAGCATCCGTTGACTTACCAATATATCGAAGAGATACGTCGGTTATTAGATTTGAACCTTGTTACGATCAAATCAAAAAAGTTTGATGGAATGGTTGACTTGGTGAAAAAGAAATCTCGCTGGCCATCGTCACAACGACGGTTCTGTACATCGGAACTTAAAACGATTCCGATGGTTGATTACATCCTAGATGAAGTAAATGATGATATATTGATTATACAGGGCATACGTGCCGCAGAAAGTTCCAAACGAGCAGAAATGCAAAAGCAATGTACCTATTTCAAGTATTATGTGCAACCGTACGGAAAAGACAAAAATGGTAAAGACAAATACCATACTTATAGGCGTAAAGACGTGTTGAGATTTAGATCAAAACATTCCGATGATCTTCTGCGACCTGTATTCGACTGGTCAGCACAACAGGTGATAGACTATATTCTTGATAATGGATTGCAACCTAATCCATTATATCGGATGGGTTATAAACGGGTAGGATGTTATCCATGCATAATGGCTTCGCAACAAGATATGTATAATATAAGTGTTCAAGACCCTAACAGGATTGAATACATTGCAAGCCTTGAACAACAACTAAATAGTAGTTTTTGTGGGCCGGATAAGATTCCATCCAAATATTACAAAGGCGCATATCCGTTTATTGGCGATATTGTTCGCTATATACAAGGAAAGCGGTTGACCGGTTCCCTTTTTGACGATGATGATGTAGCAACGAGTTGCATGAGTTATTATGGACTTTGTGAATAACAAAAAATAAGAAGGTATGAATATAGATACTGAATTTAACGTAGGAGATAGAGTCTGCTATCTGAGCGGGGATAACATTATCCATTCAACTATAAGCGAAATAATTATCGAAATATCCTATACTGATGATAGTTTTCTTATGGTTTATAAGCTGTCAGATGGACTTAGTGTACCCAGAAACAATTATCCTAAATGGGATAAAAGACTTTTTAAAGACAAAGAGAGTTTGATAAAATATTTATCTGATTTATAACTAAAAAGAACCGAATCATGAGTGAACAAAATAAACAATGTCCTGAATTTCCATTTTTTTGTGCATCTTACCCAGATGCTCGTTGTATCAATGGATATCTATGGGATTTGGATAAATGTGACGAAAACGGGAATTTATACGGAGAGGGAGATATTCCTTGCCCGTTCTGCAATACCGAGGAATTTATTGAGTATGATCCTTTTTCAAAAGAAGATGAATTCTATGAAGGTATCGAGTATGAAGAAAAAGCAAAAGAGAAATCCCGTGAATGGTATTTGAATTGGATTATCTATATGCGAGAACAAATTAAATAATAAGGAGTTATTGTAATATTTCAAAATTTTTGTAACCCAAAAGTTTATGAATTCCATGCTTAATTGCAACGGCATTTTTAACAAAACTATTTTGGTATAGCTGTCCAATAGTAAAATGATCTGTGTACAACTCCCCTTTATGATTGGTGTAACCTGTAAGAATTCTAATAGAAATGTTACAAATATTTATACCTTCAAAATCAGGTAAGGGATAATAAATGGTTAAGCATTTTTGTTCTTTTCCTTTAAGAGTAAAGGATTGTATCCAATGAAGCCTTACTGTATGGTTGGGATGTTCAAAATGAATATTTTCATTGGTATCTAATTGGATAGAGACATTTGTAATTGTATTTGCTTGATTCCCTGTATTAGTATATAGTAGAAGAACTCCGAGTTGATTATTCTCGATCTTGGCATCTGAAATAGTTAACAAGATCTCCTCTTTTTTGTAAAAATACTGCATGTAGCAATTAAATACAGTAACTAATACTGCAATAATAGAGAGAACAAAAGACGCAATAACCATAACTGTAATGTTTTAATGATAATTGCAAAGATAGATATTTATATAAACAAATAACAATTCAAATACTAACTTCTGATAAAAGGTTTCCATCCTGAGGCGTTCGTAACCGAGGAGAAGTGAGTTAAGAAAGCCCTTGGTAATCCAGAGGGCTTTCTTTCTGTCCTTTATATCTTATATGAAACTAAGATATGAAAACGCAAAAATGTATAGCCTGTGGCCGGGAAACGGTTTCTGTGATCAATACAGAAGAAGGCCATATCTGTTATAATTGCTACTCTGATAAAAAGAACCCTCCAAAACAAAAGCAAAACCATGACAACGAAGAAGCTCGGATTCAGTCGGAGTTTTTCAATAAGGTTCCTTTATTCTTCCCGAACCTACCGGATCGGCTCCTTTTTGCAGTCCCGAACGGTGGTAGCCGGCATAAAATAGAAGCGGCTAATATGAAGCGCCAAGGAGTTAAACGAGGTGTAGCTGATGTGATCCTTCAGATACCGAAGAAGGGGTATGCTTCCCTTTGTTTGGAGTTCAAGACATCGACGGGAAAACAATCTCCCGATCAAAAAGAATACCAACGCCAAGTTGAAATGGCAGGTAGTAAGTATGTGATTGTTCGGAGCGTGGAACAGGCTATCCGGGAATTGCAACTGTATTTGTGTTAATTGATTACCCCTGTTATATTTTAGAATAAAAGTTATGACAGAATTGAAGTATGACCCTCGGAATTATCGCATCCACACAGATAAGAATAAACGGCTTATTAAAAAGAGCTTGGAGGACTGCGGAACGGGTCGTTCTATTCTATTGGATAAGAACGATGTTATTATTGCCGGAAATGGTGTTTATGAGCAGGCTTTGGAACTTGGGTTAAAGGTTCGGGTTGTAGAGTCTGACGGGAATGAACTGATAGCGATCAGGAGAACGGATTTGTCTACAGAAGATGAAAAAAGAAAGCTTTTGGCTTTGGCTGATAACCATACATCGGACACTTCTATGTTCGATTTTGCAGCCGTAGTTGAAGATTTCAGTATTGACGAACTTGGTGATTGGGAGTTGGAGCTTCCATTTGATGATATGCCGACGGATGTGGATCGTTTTTTTGAGGGAGCAGATAAAGTAGAGAATAAGAGAAAGACGATGGTTTGCCCTCATTGCGGAAAGGAAATAGAGCTATGATCTTATATCTTGCCGGTTATAAACCTTGTGCCAAACGATGGAACCTTGACACGAAAGATATCTATCTCTTAAGTTCTTTTTGGGAGCATAAATCGGGACATTATGGTGGTTATGTCTGTCAAGAGAAACATATTCTTGATAGCGGTGCGTTTTCAGCCTTTTCCGGAAAGAATAACAGTTTTGATTGGGATGGCTATGTCAAGAAATATGCTGACTTTGTTCTGAAAAATAACATTCAACGCTTCTTTGAGCTGGATATAGATGTTGTTGTAGGGCTGGAGAAGGTCGAGTATTACCGTAAATATTTGGAAGATCGTACAGGGCGGCGGCCTATTCCTGTTTGGCATGCAAGCCGGGGGAAGGATTATTTTATTCGGATGTGTGAAGATTATCCCTATGTTGCGATCGGTACGACCTCTGCGATGGAAGAGGGTAGGCGGATAAGAGGTAATCCCATGATATTAAAATGGTTTATCGATCAAGCTCACTCTGTCGGTACCCGTATTCATGGGCTTGGATTTACAGATACGATATTTCTTCCTTTTTTGAAGTTTGATAGCGTTGATAGTACGACTTGGTTGTCCGGTTCCAGATTTGGGCAGATTTATTTCTTCAATGGCAAGCAAATGATATATCGTAATCCTCCCCAAGGGATGAGGGCTAAGAATCATGATTTATCGAATAGACACAATTTTAATGAGTGGATAAAATTTCAAAGGTATGCGGAACGATACTTATAACAAGAAAGTCCTTCTGTATTCAGGAGGTATGGATAGTTGGTTGATAGACAAACTCTGGAAACCGGATATAAGGCTTTATGTCGATATGAATACCCGTTATTCAAAAGAGGAAATGAAGCGTCTTCCGGATGATACCATCATTGAGAGGTTGGATTTATCAAAGTGGGAACGTGAAGATAAGATTATCCCTCTCAGGAATATGTATTTGATCGGTATTGCGACGAACTATGGCGATGAAATCTGTTTGGGAGCGACAGCGGGTGACCGTGTTCTTGATAAATCGCCTGTATTTGCCGAGTTGTATGAGGACTTACTCGGCTATCTCTACCAAAAACAACATTGGACAGAAAAACGAACGATCAAGATAAACTTGGACTATAAAGCATATACCAAGACTGAGTTGTTGAAGCAATATATAGCTCAAGGAGGTAATATTAGTGAAGCGTTTAGTTCATCGTTCAGTTGTTATGCTCCTGTTGATGGGCACGAATGTTGGAACTGTAAACCGTGTTTCCGTAAATTTATTGCTTTTGCGTTGAACGGATATCCGTTTTCCATGGATGTAATCGGCAGGAATATATCTTATATAAAACATGAAATACTTCCTTTGATCGAATCTGGCGAGTATGGCCGGAAACGGGAGGAGGAAGAGATAAGACAGGTATTAACTCTTTATCGATAAAAATCGTATGTATACAGTAAGGAAGCGTCTAGAGATATCGGCGTCTCATCGTCTGAGTCTCTCTTATGCGAGTAAGTGTGAGAACTTGCATGGGCATAACTGGATCGTAATCGTTTGGTGCAGGTCTAAACAGTTGAATCCAGATGGTATGGTTGTCGACTTTGCCCATGTCAAGCGAATGATCCAGGAGAAACTAGATCATAAGAACTTGAATGAGGTATTATCGTTTAATCCGACAGCGGAAAATATAGCGAAGTGGATCTGTGACCAGATACCTCAATGTTTTAAGGTGATGGTTCAGGAATCAGAGAATAATATAGCGTGGTATGAAGAAGATAAATGAGATTTTTTACAGCATTCAAGGTGAAGGCTACTTTACTGGTACGCCAGCTGTTTTTGTTCGCTTCTCTGGATGTAACTTGAGGTGCCCGTTCTGTGATACGGAACACAAAGAAGGCAAGATGTTAAGTGATGATGAGATTATTGCGGAAATAAGGCGTTATCCGGCTTTGCATGTCGTATTGACAGGCGGAGAGCCTTGTATGCAGGTTACATATGATTTGGTTGATAAGATCAAGGCCACTGGCCGATTTGTTCAGATTGAGACAAATGGAACTTTGGTTCCACCTGTAAATATAGACTGGATTACGTGTTCCCCAAAAGAGGGCGGTAAAACAGTCGTGATCAACCCGAATGAACTGAAGGTAGTCTATACCGGACAGGATATGTCGCAATATGATAAATATTCAGCGGGAGTATATTATTTGCAGCCTTGTTCCGGCCGGAATACGAAGGAAGTTATTAACTATATTAAAGAGCATCCGAAATGGAAGTTAAGCTTACAAACACACAAGATATTGAATGTGCGATAAGAACGATCCTTTCTTTTATAGGCGAGGATCCTTGCAGGGAGGGATTGAGGGGAACGCCGGATCGTATCATAAGAATGTGGGGAGAGATCTTTCGTGGATATGATCTGTCACAAGTGCCTAAAATAACGGTCTTCCCAAATGGCGTGGATGGCCTTTCTTGTGATAGTGTTATCGCGGATTCAGGTGGATTTTATTCAATGTGTGAACATCATATGATGCCTTTCTTTGGGAAGTATTGGTTTGCTTATATTCCTAATCCCAAAGGTAAGATACTGGGCATATCGAAAGTTGGTCGTGTCGTTGATTATTGTGCGGCACGGTTACAGGTACAAGAGCGATTAGCGAAAGATATCATCGTGATGCTCCAAGAAGCGTTAGGTTCGGAATATCCGCCTTTAGCAATGGGTATCGTATTGGAAGGGGAACACTTGTGTAAGTCGATGCGTGGTGTAAAGAAAGAAGGTAAAATGCGTTCTTCTTTCTATTTTGATAATGGAAGTTTACCTGAATTGAGGGCAGAATTGTCCCGATTCGTTAGTTTTGGTTAATTATGACAGAGAAGAATGAAGTAAAAAAGAAAAGTAGGGGGCGTAAATCTGAATATAGAGAAGAATATGCAGAGCAGGCTCTAAAGCTTTGTTTGTTAGGTGCAACAGATAAAGAAATAGCCGAGTTCTTCTCTGTCTCAGAACAAACGCTTAATAGTTGGAAGAAGAAGTTCCCTCAATTTCTTGAGTCCTTAAAAAAGGGAAAGGCTGTCGCTGATGCTAATGTCGCTTCGAGACTTTACAGTCGTGCGATTGGCTACGATGCCAAGGCAACGAAGTTCGCTACCAATGAGGGCCGGATTACGGATAAAGTAGAGTATATCGAGCATTATCCTCCGGATACGACAGCCGCTATTTTTTGGTTGAAGAACCGGCAGCCGGCTAAGTGGCGTGATAAGAAAGAGGTCGAGAACCTTGTTAAGCTGGGGGATGAATTGGAATCGATGTCGGATGAAGAACTAGCAGCAATTATCCGTGGCGAAAAAGAGTAAGAGAGAAATATTGATTAGGCAGGCAAAGGCGGCGACCATATTGCGCAAACGGGAGGCTCGGAATGATTTCTGGGCCTATTGTTTATATCATGACCCTAAGTTCTTTGCTAAGCGTCTGTTCTTAAAGAAGGTGGCAGATGCTTTCACCCGGGTGTACGAATCGTATCTGTCGGGTGTGATCCGCCGGCTGGCCGTCTCCATGCCGCCACGTGCCGGGAAGTCTTATATATCATCCTTGTTCATTTCGTGGATGCTTGGCCACTTCCCGGAAGAGTCGGTCATGCGCAACTGCTGTTCCGATACGCTGTATAACAAGCTGTCTTACGACACGCGCGACATCGTCCGTTCTTCCCGGTTTAAGGAAATCTTCCCAGATATACAATTGCGTGGTGATAAACAGAACGTGCATGGCTGGAGCTTGGAAGCTGCCCGGCAGGTGAGTTACTTCGGGGCTGGTGTAGGCGGTACGGTGATCGGCTTCGGTGCTTCTATGTTGGCTATGACCGACGACTTGTATAAGAGTTTGGAGGATGCACTATCTGACACCAATAACGAAAAGGTCTGGTCGTGGAAGCAGGGAACGCATGATTCCCGTATCGAAGGGAATTGTTGCTCAATCGACATCGGTACCCGCTGGTCGGCTACGGACGTTCTCGGCCGTATGGAGGAAATGGGGAAATATGACGAAATTATCCGTATCGCCGCATTGGATGAGAACGATTGTTCTTTCTGCGAGGATGTACATACGACAGAGTATTACCATGAACTACGGGAGGAAACGGATGATTCCATTTGGTGTGCCGAGTATATGCAAGATCCAATCGAGGCAATCGGGTTGTTGTTCCCGAAATCGGAGCTTAACCGATTTAAATTGGCTGATATTGAGGGCAAGCAACCGGACGGTGTTATTGGAGCTACCGATGTGGCCGATGAGGGAGACGATGATTTCTGTGCGCCTATTGCCAAAGTATTCGGTACGAAGTATTTCATTACCGATGTGCTGTTTACGAAAGATAATGTCGAGATCACCGAACCGAAGTTGGTTTCCTTGATCCTTGATACCCGTTGCGACAATATGCGTATCGAGAGTAACAATGGTGGCCGTATCTTCGCTCTCAATGTTCGTAAGGCGGTAAAGGCAAAGAACGAGAAATGTATCATTCAGGCGAAACCGACAACTGCCAATAAGGAAACCCGTATCTTGTTGAAGTCTGGTTGGATTAAGAAGCATTGTTATTTCTTGGAAGAAAGCGAGTATAAGAAAGGTTCGGATTACGACCGGTTTATGAAAGCTTTGACCAGCTATAAGAAAGAGGGTGGTAACAAGCATGATGATGCGCCGGATGGTATGACAATACTTGCCGAGAATGTAGAGTTTATTGGGTTGTGCAAGGCTAACTCTGTACGTCGGGTAGCAAGAGGACGATAATTGGCAAAATGAAAGTGTTTTTCTGATATTTGTGACACGTGTTAGATAAAATCCCGATATTTTTCTGCCACATACTTGCGTTTTGATATGTGTTCTTGGTTTTTACATTTCAAAGTGAACTTGTTTATACTGGTCGTATTGACAGCGAAAAACTATTTGCTTTTATATTTTAGCATAAAACAATTATGCCAAGTATAAGCGAAATTCTTGCAAATGAAGATTTTGGGCAGGTAGTCAGTACGTTATGTGTCGATACGATTGAATACCGGGAACCAAGAGAATATTACAGAGAATACCACGGTGAGCGCCGGCGACGTAAAACTTCTGTTGGCTGGCGTGAGCCTAAGCGTTTAGAAGTCTATTCGGATACTTTGGTGGATAAAAATGGTGAACCAGTACGCCTTCCTGATAAGATCGTAGATGTGGCCCGTATCGTAACCAACTTTCCGAAGAAGGAGGTGCGTACCTCTGTCGCTTTCCTGTTCGGCGGGCAAATGACGATTACCGGAGCTGATCAAAACGATGGCTTTCAAGAGTTCAAGCGTGTATGGGAACGCCGGTTGAAGATGCAATCCGTCTTGAAGTCATTCGCTCGCAAGGTGCTTTCTGAAAGTAAGGCTGCTCTTGTGTTCTATCCGTATACCTCCAAAGGATTAGACGGCAAATTGATTACGGAGTTAAAAGTAAAAACACTTTCTGTTCCCCGTAATGAAAATACTTTCTCTGAATTTTATCCCCATTTCGACGATAACGATGATATGGATGCCTTTATCCATCGTTACCAAGTGAACTCTAATGGTATGATCCGGAACAGCTGCACGATTTGGATGGCGGATAAGATTATTACGGCTATCGATGAAATGGGTTGCTGGGTGATAAAAGAGGTTCCCAATCTATTTGGGAAAATTCCGGTTGTGTATGCCGATGTATTCCAACCTGAATGGGATGAAGTAGCGTTTCTGATGGATGCTCGTGAAATGCGTATTTCTCGCATGGTGGATACAAATGATTACTATGGTGATCCGATGTTGAAGACATTCGATGTGGCTGACCTGCCGACTAAAGACACTGTCGGCAAAGAATTGTCTTTTACGTCTAAAGTACATCCGGAAACGCAACAATTGTATCATGGCGATGCGGAATACCTTACTTGGAACGGCTCTCAACCATCTGTGGATAAAGAGTTGGAAGAAACCAAATGCGAGCTGTTTTCCGGTACATCCACGCCTGATCTTTCTTTTGATAACTTGAAAGGCATTGGTAACCTGTCCGGTGTTGCCCGTAAATTCATGCTGATGGATGCCACTATCAAGGCGAGTGAGAACATGGAAACATTCGGTCCGGTCGTACAACGTTGTGTGTCGGTCGTGTTGGCCGGAATATGCAATATTACCAACATCAAGTACCGTCCTCAATTGGTGAACAACCTGATCGATGTGGAATTTGGTTCCATTTTGCCGGAAGATTTGGCTGAAACCTTGCAAACACTCTCTGTTGCCAATGGAGGCAAACCGATTAACGCTCAGCGCACGGTTACGGCTCATTCTCCGCTAACAGAAGACTTGGACGAAGAAATGAAGCTGATGGAGGAAGAGGAAGATACAGCAGCGCAACGCAATAATATGATCGGCTTAACAATGGGATATGGAGAATGAAAGAACTATCATTTCATGAGCGACAATTCCTGCAATGTCTGTTCCGGCAACAAGGTAGCATAAAGTATTCGTTTGACGAGTTTGTCCGTAGGATAGGACCTCTTCTGGCTAAATGGTCGGATCATGGAGGTGACCGTGTATGGATAGGCAACGCTACCATAGAGAAGCAAATCGAACGTCTGTTGGATGACCTGCATACGCGGCTCGTAAGCAATATATCCAATACGGTTACCGATGTATGGAATTTAGGCAATAGGAAAGCGGATGAACTGGTAACAGGTTATATCAAGGATATGGCCATATCCAGTACGTTGAAGGATAAGATGTTTTCCAGAAGTGCAGATGCGCTGAATACCTTGTTGAAACGTAAGGATGAATTTGGTAAAACCATATCCTCCCGTGTCTGGGATATAACGGACGGAGCTATGGATAATCTGGAATATTATCTTTCTTCGGGTTTGTCCTCTGGTCGTCCGGCAGCGTTGATCAGCCAAGATATACGGCAATTACTAAACGAACCCAACCGTCGTTTCCGCCGTGTAAGGGATGCGAATGGCAAATTGGTCCCATCCCAACCGATGAAAGATTATCATCCGGGGCAGGGTGTTTATCGCTCGTCTTATAAAAATGCTCTTCGCTTGGCTGCGACGAAAACAAATAAAGCGTTTCGTACTGCCGACTACGAGCGTTGGCAGAATATGGATTTTGTGACTGGTATAGAGGTGGAGCGTTCGCCGACGAATCACGGGCCGTGTCCTGTGTGTGATGCCAAGGCTGGCAAATATCCGAAAGATTTCAAGTTTACCGGATGGCATCCGCACTGTATATGTGTGGCTACACCGATTATGATGGATCATGAGGAGTTCGCTGAATGGTTGCTTCATTAAAGAAAATGAGGGCAACGGGGATTCTGTAGTAAAGTGGCAGTTTACAGAATACACCCGATGCCCTCTAAATTGTTTACTCAATTGCCACGTAATATCTCTATTATACTTTCGCTTTTTGTGCCTGTAGTTTCGAATTTAACTTCTCAGCCTCCTTTTGCATGTTCTCGGAAGCGTGCTTGATGTAGTATAGCATTCCTTCGGTTCTTCCTATCTCTCGACCGGAATTGAATGCGGCTTGCAGTTCTGGAGTGGAGTACTTGCCCATTTCGGAGGGTTGGGCCGTCCTTTTGCCGTTACTATTGTTGGCGGCATTGGATTTGTTGGAATTGATAGACATAATAAATATAATTAAAAAGGTATTTGTGCCTTTCCTGCTGTCTATCACATTCCAACGGATGCTGTGGTTCTATTACGGTTCCACACAGGGGTACACAAATACCTAATATTATTATACAATTAATGTACGGGCATAAAATATGCTCGGTTTTGTTTATGCGAGCGAATTTTACCCGCATCCGTTAGTTAAATATGATAGACATCACAAAGATGAGCACTAATTCTGAATCCCACAAGAAAAAATAGAAATACCTTTGCTTTTTCATCTTGTTATGCTATTTTTGCGTTATGTGGAAAGAGAAATTAGGAAACTATTTGATTGATGTCTCGAAATATATCTTTACAGGTGTAGTGGTAGCGTCTTTATTCAAGGATATGGAAGATAATAAGTGGCTGATTTATGGCCTAGGCTTTACGTCTTCTATTTTAGCCTTAATAGCAGGATTGGTATTAACGAATAAGAAAAAGGAGGATAAGTAATGGGAGCTATAATTGGATTCGCCGTGATAGGCATACCTTGTGCCGCATTTTTGATCTATTGCCTTACGCCTTCTGGCAAACAATGGCTTAGATCCAATCACATGATTTGACAAGATAGATTCTTATAGGAATAATTGAAATGAAGCCTGCCGGTTGTCCGGTGGGCTTTTTTTATACCCGGAATTTTCTTTCTCTCCCTTATATTTTAAACAGAAAACTCTTATGACAATTTTAGATTTAATCAAGGCGGCATGTAAGACGAAAGGCGTGCCGGAGAAGTATGCGGAACGTATTCAGAAAACGTTCAAGATTGAGAAAGCCGAGGGGATGGAGGCTTTCGTGGACCTGTTCAAGGATAATATTCTTCCGGCAATCCAAGAAGCGGAGAATGAAGCTAAGACTACGGCTGAAACGGCCGCTGTCGCCGCTTATGAAGCCAAGCATGGGTTGAAGGATGGTAAACCGGTAGAAGATCCGGATAAGAACAAGAAAACGGAAGAAGAACTGTTAAAGGATCTTAGCCCGGAACTGAAAGCTTATCTGGAAAGTATGAGGAAGAGCGTCGATGATATGGCTAAGAAGGTGGGCGATTCCATTACCAACTCGGCAAACGAGGCTAAGAAAGAAACAGTCCGTAAGCAGTTGAAGGATGCCGGTCTTCCGGATAGCTGGCTGGGACGTGTGGACTTGGCTTCGGAAACCTCTATCGAGGATCAAATCAATGAGCTTTCCGAAGAGTTTACCGGAATCCAGCAAAAGGCGATCGATGATGCCGTGGCCCGTGGTGATTACGCTCCCGGTTCCGTGAATCTTCCGGAGCGTTCCGAGGCGGATTGGGCGAAGCTGATGGATCAGGATGCCGACAAGAGCGCAAATAATCCCGGTGTGGTGAACCTGGGTATTGAATAATCCAAGAAAAGTGTAACGTTATGTACAGAAAAAGAGAAAGAGAATTCCAGTATCCTCCCGGAATTGAAAAGATTATTGAGGATGTGATCGGCGGTGGGACGATTGACCGCCGGGATTTGCGGAACGCTTTGTTCAATGGCAAGTCGTTGGACGAGCTTCCTCCGATCGTGATCGTGGTGAAAGATCCGGAAACGGGGCTGTATCATGTGTTGAAAACAGCGTTGGTTTCAGAAGCGGCCGCTGCCGATGCGACAGCGTATAAGGTAGCCAAGAACCATCTGTTTGGTGTGGGTGACTTCGTGACGATTGGTGGAGCTTTGACAGGCGCGTCCGATAAGATCACGGCTATTGATAAGAGTAATGCGGAGTTTGATACGATCACGTTGGAAGCGACTATCGGTGCTGCCGCAAAAGGTCAGGTATTGGTTCAGGCTAAAGACAAACAGGCTGCGAAAGCCGCCAAGTTGCCTTATGATGGCGAATTGGTTGTCACGATGAATAAAGTCGACTTGACTGTAGCCAACCAGCAGTCCGGGTTACTGGTAAGAGGTACGGTAAACGAATCCTGTATGCCGTTCCCGGTAGATAAGGACTTGAAGGCATTAATGTCGTTTATCCGTTTTGTGTAATCCATTAAAATCAGATATATGGAAAGAAGTTTAATTAAGCAAGTGAATAAAAAGAACATGGCGGCCCGTTTGAATACCCGTCATGTAAAACCGGTTGTCTTCCCGAACTTCTTCGGGGTGAAAAGAAAGACCTCGTTGAAGTGGGAGACTCTGACCGGTGAGAAAGGCGCTCCGGTAATGGCAGACGTGATCTCTTTCGACGCTTCCGCACCGCAGAAGACCCGTGAGGTGATCAGCAAGCTGTCCGGCGATATCCCGAAGACAGCCGTCAAGCGTGGCATGAACGAGAGCGATTACAACGAGTATAAGCAATTGGAACGTGACGCGCAAGGTGACGCGGACCAGTTGGCATTGTTGAATCTGGGTTTCAAGGATCAGGATTTCGTGTATAACTCCGTTCGTGCCCGTTTCGAATGGTGGTGTATGCAGCTCATGAGCCGTGCGGGTTTCCATTTGTCGGCAAAGAACAATGGCGGTGTCGTTACGGCTGAGTTTGTCGGTTGCGGTATGCCGAAGAAGAACCAGCGTAAATCTACTACGGACTGGAGTAACGCTACAACGGCCAATGGATTGCAGGATATTGAGGATACGGTTGTGGCCGCTTCTGCCGAAGGGGTGACGATCCGTTACGTTGTAATGCATGTGGCTGATTTCTCTTTGCTAAAGAAACAGAAATCCACGTTCGACACGTTAAAGGCATGGGTTAATTCGTCCTCCAAGATATTGGTGACAAAGAATCTCATCAACGAGTATCTGGCCGAGCAGGAGATCCCGGTGAAGATCATTACTGTGAACCCGGCTGTCCGTATCGAGGATAGTGCCCATCGTCGTATGACGATCAATCCTTGGGAGCGTAAGCGTGTATGCTTCTTGGAGGATTTGAAGGTGGGTGACATTCAGCATGGGCCGATCGCCGCCGAGTCTTCCGCTACCTTGCAGAAAATCGCTCTCATGGTTAAGCAGGATTGGATCTTGGTAACCAAATGGTCTGAGCTGGAACCGTTCAAGGAATGGACGAAAGCGGAAGCGAACGCTATTCCTGTCGTGAATGATCCGGATGCCATGTTCATCATGAAAGTGGATGGGAAGGATTGGAACGCTTCCGAGGATACCGAGGGTACGGATGATATCCCGGCGACATTCTTGGGTGAAACCGTCGAACCGGAGGATCAAACGATTCAGGATACTGAAAACGGAGAATAACAATCATGGCTAAGACGATTCGAGATACGATACTCGCTTATCCCGGTCTGGCTGACTGTGAAGATTTTTTGGATAACGTCGTTTTGCCGGGACGCGGTTTTGAAGGTACAGAAGATAGTAAGACGATCGATATCCAAAAACAAAAGCTGGTGGCCGCCGACCTTTATTCCATGGTCGGCGGTCTGCCGGACTTCACGGAAAACAAGCTCTCTATCACGTATCCCCGTGCATGGTATGACGCTACGGCGAAACGACTATACCGGGAGGGAGGAGAACCGGAGAAAGCGGAATTGATAGGCAATAAGATCGAGGTACCCAAAGGAAGGGCGAGAAACAGATGGTAAAGCGATATTCACATACTGCGATAGTGACGATTCAATCCTGTCAATTGGTCAAAGGGGAATGGGTTGCCGGTAAACCGACGGAAATAGAGGTCACTGGGCAATACTACCCGTCCAATAGTGGACAGCAGTTGAAGCGGAACGTCGATGGAAGAGAGTTCATCGTGCATGGTGAGTTTTCGACCAAAGCCCGTCCTGTGGAAAACGCGAAGCATATCCGGATTGACAGTATCGCTCTCGATGTGGATATCATTAGCTGGGAACCGTTTCAGACTCACTCTGTAATCTATGTGTAGTTTATGGCAAGGAAAGGTGGTTTGACTCCAATGTGGAGTGATAGGGAAGTAGGGCGTTGGTTCGATTACTATGTGGATCGGGCGGAAGAGCGGATATACAAGTTATTGCAACGTGCCGGGGAAGAGTTCGTGAAGATCGCTCGAAAAAAAGGGAACTATCAGAATCATACCGGTAACCTCCGTAGCTCAATCGGTTATGTGATCGTTAAGGATGGCGATATATTGACCGAGAACTATGAGCAATCCACGGAAGGAACGGATAAACAGACCGGTATCAGGGAAGCGAAACGTTTGGTTTCCGAGCTGATCCCTCTTTATAAAAGGGGCTGGGTATTGATTGGTGTAGCCGCTATGCCTTATGCCAAGTATGTGGAAGCAATCGAAAATCTGGATGTTATCTCTGTCGCCACGGAACATGCCGAGGATTGGATCAAGAAACAGAGTCGAACGTTATTTGATAAACTCGCTGAGAAAGGATATTGAACATGGCAGATCAGTTTGATATAGTGGATATCGTATATAATGCGGTTGAGCCGGCGAGTACGGGCTTTATCCTGTATAAGGATCAATCCGGCGATGGCGAGAAAAGAAATCATATCACGATCCGCTCTCTGGCCTTGAATGGGAAAGATTATGTCAACAAGGGATCGATAAATATCAATATCTTCGTCAAGAGACCCTCGAAAGGCGTATCGGATCGACAGTTGATGATAGAGACCGTACGAGGCGTGAGGTTCGTGTTGCGGGATATCAAGCCGCCGTTGGGGATGTATTGGAAATCTCGGATCGTCTGGTCTGAGCCTATGGGCGAGGCCAAGGATGGCTTCGATTGTACGAATATTAGATTAGAGGTTATAACAGAATTAGATTAGTGATATGGAAAGAAGTTTAGCGCTGGATGTGGCGTATTTAGGAGTTGCGGAACCCGGGGATGGCGTAGCCGGTACCGAGTTCACCCAATGCGTTGACGTGGATACGGTGACGTTCAATTTCTCGGACGCCAAGGAGCTTAGTTTTACGTCCATGGGACATGAGGATCCTTGGGCGGTGGTGAGTCGGAAAGGAGATCCTTCCAGTATAGAGTTCACTATCCCTTCTCCTACGAGCGACGAGATGAAAATGTTTTGCGGGGGAACCGTTTCCGGTGATAAATGGGAGGCTCCCTTGTCTACGCCCTCGATATTGAAGACGATCAGGCTACAGAGCCTGCCGTACCAAGGTAAGTTCACGGAATATGTCTTTGTCAAGTGCTCTGTGTTCGGGAAGATCAGCCAAGCCCCGGATAAGGAGAATTGCGATCTCTTATTGGTAAAGGCCACGATCATGACACCGGTATCTGCGGCTGGCAAACAAGCGTCCCCGTATAGCAGGGCGGTGAAGGCCGTATCGGAAGACACGGAATGATGTTTTTTGTTTAGGTTGTCTAGAGCCTCGGTTTTTGCCGGGGCTCTTATATTTTAGAGGAAAATCATGAGCGTAAAGCGAGCACTACAGATTGAGAGCGACGTGGTGACAAGTCGGTCAGTCGTGATTCCTTTCGAGTTCAAGCCGGAGACGATCCCGGCGGGTAAGAACGTTGGTGATAGTATCGTTATCACCCCGATCACGGTAAGGACCGGGTTTAGGATACGGCCGTTACTCTTGCGGATTGACAAGGCGGACAAGGATGCTATCGTGGCTCATAAGGATGTTACGTTTGATAGTGTACTGTCGGAGTTGATGGCGAAATATGACGAGTTGATCTTTGAGATCGTATGTTTGGGTATCCATAACAAGAAAGGGGACATGCCCGCTTGGTTCCGGGAGGTACTGAAAGACAATTGTACATGGGAAGACCTGTATATCCTTTTGAACGCTATCCTCTTTCGTCTGGGTTGTAACCCTTTTTCTCGTACTATCATAGCTTTGGAAGCTGTGAGCCCGTTAAGCGAAGAGGAGATAATAGCCCTTCAAGAAAACAACGAGACTTGGGTAGGTCGGAGCCGGTGACGCAAAGTAGCTTCATGTTCCTTGTGCTATGTAACGAGGCGTTCGGGTATACGCATGAGCGGACATTGGACAGCGATCTGGCGCTTGTCATGTCCATGCTACGGGAACATGGTTACTTGGTGAACGACCGGAACAAATCACTGCTCGTGGACGATGATGAATCCGGGGATAATCATGGCGAGTGGGTCGAGGTAATCGATTTCGATACGGGAAAAAAGAAAAGGGTTCGAAGAATGAGCCCGGTATGATATATATTACTTTGCGTAGAGAACGTTTGTCATAGTGATTTTGGTTGTAAAAAAACCGACGAACCGTGAGGCTGGTCGGTTTTTGTTCTCTGTAAATGTGTCAAGATCTTCAGAGTGTCTGCTCGATAACCAGAGCGGTGTCTTCTAGCGAAAAGTAATTGGGTAACGCTCCGGATGGATTATGCTGTCAATCTCAAGATCCACATCAATTGCGTCCCAACACAACGAATCCTCGTCCGGTATGGTCACGTCCAATACATCCGATACTTTTGCATTTCTGAACCAAGGGTATCTGTCATACGATAGATAATATTCCTTCCCTCCTACGAAAAGGAGGATACCGTGTGCATTAATCATTGTTACTCCCGCAGGGGGTGTTCCATTCATTTTTTTATTATATCGAGGCCGGACAAGCTGCATGAGAATATTCGTTGATATCTATAAGATGGATATTCAAAACATCTTCAATATCAAAAAGAGTGCTGGTTGTAAAGTTGTGGTCACCTCTTAACCATTTGGATATCTCAGAGGGACGTTTACTCATTTTTTCGGCAAATTCCTTTTGGGATAGACCTTTCCTTTTGATACCTTCTGCTATTTTTACGGCAAGCATCATACGTCTTTCCATGTTCTTGGCTCTTTTCGTGTCTATATTGCCAAGTACTGTATCCAAAATAGATGTATTGTTCATATTTATTCCTCCTTCAATTTTAAATTACCTAAGAAAAAACCGTTATCATCGAGATGTATATCCTTGTTTTTGATGGCTTCTGATATGATTCTGGATATTCGAACCACTGTTTCAGCTTCTTTTTTTAAGGAAGAACTTTCTTGATAAGCTCTAATGTTTTTGGGTTTGTATCCTCCACCTCCAACAACGATAGCAACGTTAGCAAATCGAATACAATAGATTCTTAATTTTTTATCAGGACTATCAAATAGGGCGCAGACACCATCACCGGGTTTCCCTTCGTTTAGCTTGAAAAAATGTTCGGCTGCCCCAGTTTTTGTAGCCATAATTTTCAATTTAGATACGATATCTTCTATTTCGGTTGGGTATTCAGAATAGTTGTTCTGAAGAAATTGTTCAAAAACGCTCTGATCCTCTTGATTGAGAATGACAGAATATATTTGAGTCTTCTTTCCTGACAGTTGCTTTATTTTGACAATCTCAAGTTCCACGATGAATTTTTTTCTTTTTACAAAAGAACGAAGAAAAAGCGACAAGGCAAAAGAAAATGTCGAAAAAGATAACTTATAAGTGAATTTTTAACGGTTGACAGTCTCACATGAAAGGCTATCCTATATTTTACCATAAACGCATTATGGGAATCAGAAATAGAGAGGGCAGTCTGTACATGGCTACCGGGATCGACAACTCCGGCTTGTACGAAGGAAAACGCGAGGCTATGGGAATTATCAAGACTCTGGCAAGCGATATCACCTCTTTTGATATATTTGGCGGTATCGGTATCAGTGCGGCGACGGCGTTTGCGCAAGCGGCCAAGAGCTCGTATGAGTTTGAGAAGGAATTTCGCAAGAACATGCTGGAAGTGGCGACCATTTCCACTCAAGTAACGGATGATATGACCGGTTTCATGAATCAGGTCATGTCCATAACCCAAGAGATACCGATCAAGGCTCCGGAGGCCGCCAAGGCGTTATATAGCATTGTTTCCGCCGGACATGACGGGGCGGATGGCATGAAGATCCTAGAAGTTTCGGCTAAAGCTGCCGTGGGAGGGCTTACGGAAACCGAGACGGCAGCTGATGCTATTACAACGATCCTGAATGCTTATAAGATGTCTGCGGAGGAAGCCGGTACGGTCTCGGACCAGCTTTTTACAACCGTCCGGTTGGGTAAGACTACATTTGGCGAATTGGGAGCCTCCATAGCCCAAGTTGCTCCTATTGCGGCTGCGTATGGGATTAGTATCGACCAAGTGTTGGGTGCTGTCGCTTCATTGACCAAGCAAGGAACGCCGACGGCGCAGGCTATGACACAGATCCGTGCCGCTATCCAAGGAACCGCCGGAGAACTTGGAGACGCCGCTTTCCAAGGTCGTACTTTCCAAGAGGCATTACAATTGATTTATGAGAAGGCTGGTGGTTCCGCTTCCAAGATGAAGGAAATGCTCGGTACGGATGAAGGGTTGGCCGCTACATTGGCATTGACCGGAAAGAATGCTAAGTCGGCGGCGAGTGATCTTGAAGAGTTGCAAAGCTCTTTAGGGGCTACGGAAGCCGCGTTTGAGAAGATGAAGGACGAAGTAGGTAATCAAATGACGCTTCTGTCGAATAATATCCAGACGGCTTTGCGTCCGATGGGGGAAATGATATTGAAAGAGGTATCTGGTATAGCTAAATCTTTTAATGAGGCTTTTGAGAGTGGAGATTTGGAACGTTCTCTTACGACATTGAAATCTTTGTTAGAAGTTTCAGCCGCAGCGTGGGGGGCATACAAGGTTTCTGTTATTGCGGCAATGGTTGCAGAGAATCTACGTTACCAGTCCTCTTTGGCTCACATGCAAGGTATGACAAAAATGCAAGCTCTTCTTGCTGTATTGAAGGGGAAAACGGATGCGTTGACGGCTTCTTTACTAAAAAATCCTTATGCGTTAATGGCTGCGGCAGTCGCGGCGCTTGGCGTTGCGTTGTATAAACTATGGACTTATCAGACAAACGCTCAGAAGCAACAAGAGAAACTGAATAAGACGTTTAGCGAATTTACGGTAGAAGCCGCCAAAGAGGAACGTTCTTTAAATAGTTTGTTTGAAGCATTGAAACGTACAAACTCCGGAACTGAAGAACGGAAGAAGATGATAAAAGCGGTAAATGACCAGTATGGCCAATATCTTCCGAAGCTCTTGACCGAAAAGAGCAGTCTGGAAGAGATAAACGAAGCTTATTCAATAATCAATACTTCCATAAAGGAACAGATCGCATTGAAAATAAAAAATTCGGCAACGGATGAAATTGTAACTTCCGGTCTGAAAGAACAGGTTTCGGCAGTATCCGAGATTCGTAAATCCTTAACAAGTAGGGTTAAGAATGTCGGGTTGGTAGATTCTATTGTGGATGAAATCAAGCAAACGACCGATGAGTTCCAGAAAGCCGGTTCAACTTGGGAAAAAGCATGGCAGCAGGCTTATTTCAATATTCAGCGCAAATATACCGGCAAAGTAAAATTGGGGAACGACTTCGCTTCTTCAATGGAAGATTACGTGAAGAGCGTTTTCAATACGGAGCAAGCTGTTTCTATGATAGAAAAACAATATGCTCCTTTTATTTCTAGGATTAAGGGTTTAAATGAAAATGTAGAAGAAGCAGTATCGACAACAGAAACAAAAACAGTTGTAAGTGAAGATGAAAAAGCATTGAAGTTGCGCAAGAAACTTCAACAAAAGATACAGGATGAACTTTTGGCTCTTCGTCGTCAAAATCAGCAATCTGAGATTGACTTGATGAAGGAAGGTTCCGATAAGAAGATCGCCCAGATAAACCTAGACTATGACAATGAGATCGCCGCCATACTTACCAAGGAAAAAAGAGTGGAAAGACGCTCAAGGCGGCAAACTGACTAAAGAACAGACCGTGGAGATTCATACAGCCTTGGTGAACTCATATGTCAAACGGGAGCGATCGACCTCTAATGTAAATAAGGAACAACTGGAGGAAGAGAAACGTGCCATGAACGAGTACCTGAAAGAATATGGCTCATATTTTGAAAAGCGTCAGGCTATCACAGAACTTTATAACGAGAAGATGGCCAAGGCCACTACCGAGGGCGAGAAGCTGTCCCTTGGTGAAGAGATGAAGAAAGAGCTGGCTGCCGTCGATGACGAGGCCCAGAAGAAAACGTCCATCATCACGAAGCTATTCTCCGACATGAGCAAGAGGACGGTGGTCGATATACGGTCTATCTCCAAGGAGGCGCAGGCCATGCTTGATTATATCAATGAGGGCGAGTTCAAGACCGGTTCCGACGGAAAAGGCTTGTTCGGCCTGACCAAGGAGCAATTTGATATCCTTTCCAAGTCCCCGGAGAAGTTACAGGCCATAAAGGACGAGATCGCCAACGTCAATAAGGAGGCCGATCAGATGGATACGTCTTTCAACAAGGTATCGAACGGCCTTAAAAAGGTGTTCTCAGCCGGGGATGATACAAAGAGACTAAAAGAAGGCTTAGCTGAGATAGATGCCGGCATGAGTGATATCATGCAAGCCGGACAGTTCCTCTCCGACACGTTCTCCAAGTTAGGTGACGCTTTCGGTAGTGACCTTATGTCCGGTATTGCCGAAGGCTTGAATGTGGCCATGGACGCAGTCAACTCCGCCATGGACGGGGCGAAAGCCGGCGCGATGTTCGGACCGATCGGTGCGTCCGCCGGTGCGGCCATTGGGGTGGTCACATCCCTTGCCTCCTCTATCGCCAAGATCCATGACAAGAAGAACGAGAGTCGTATCCAGCGTTTGCAGGATCAGATCGACACGTTGGACAAATCGTACGACAAGCTGGGCAGGTCCATCGAGAAAGCCTATTCCAAGGATGCCTCCAAGCTTATCGACCAGCAGAATAAGCTATTGGAACAGCAAAAAGTGCTTATCCAAAACCAGATCAAGGAGGAGGAGGACAAGAAGAAAACCGACAATGACCGCATCAAGGAGTGGCGGGACCAGATAGACGAGATCAATAACACCATAGCGGATAACAAGGAGGCCGGCAAGGACGCCATTTTCGGTAGTGACATAAAATCGGCGATCGACGATTTCGCCAACGCTTACGCCGACGCGTGGGCCGCCGGGGAAGACAAGGCGCAATCGGCCAAGGATCTCGTGAGGAAGATGATAAGGAACATGGTCACGGAGTCGATCAAGGCCGCCGCTTCCGATCCCATGAAAGAGATCCGGGAGAAGCTGCTCGAGTTCTGGTCCGACGATTATATCAGCGACTGGGAACAGGATTATCTGGATCGGAAGGCGCAGGAGCTGGCCGACGACCTCGACCGTAAGTTTGGTTGGGCCGACAAATATTTCAATACCGGTAATGCGGTAGAGGAGGACGACGGGCGTACGGCCTCGTCCAAGGGCGTTGGTTCCATCTCTCAGGACTCTGCGGACGTCATAGACGGTAAGATGTCGACCCAACTTATATTTTTAGATAGGACGTTGGTGCAAGTGACGGGTATAGCCGACCAGATGCGCTTCATCTACGACCTCCAGACAAGGGGCTGGAAGAACGTGGAGGCGATCAAGGACCTGTCCGGGAAGGTGTCGGAGAACACGGCCAAGGTAGCTGAGATCTCCGGACGTATAGAGGCCCTATCCGAGAAGATAGAGGCGAATACCAAGTCGGCGGCCTCCGGTATAAAGACTATTAACGACAAGGGTATATTAATGAGATCAAGATAATGATGGAGACGGTTAACGACATAATCAAATCGGCCCTCTCGCTCGGGGCGTGCAGTGGTTCTAACGGGGTGACGGACTGGAGAAGCCTCGTGTGGCTGTTCTTCAGCCCGCAGGGGCGTGAGTTTTGCGCGGAGAATGATTTCCCGTCGCTAGACATGTTCCGTGGCATGGCCGGTCACGTGATGCCCTACGGGGTGTACGTTGACTCCGGCCACGTGGACGTAACCAATCCCGGCAATATCGCCGTGATAGGTGATACGGATGCGGTGATAACGATAGACGATAACGAGCGTGTTCACAAGGTGATCCTCATGCACGGCGGCAAGGCTAGGGTCGTGGCGAGCGACTACGCCGTGATCCTGCTGGTGAATATCGGGGGAGAGGTTGAGATAAACAAGGATAATACCGTGGTGATCTTATGAGGGGTGAGTTATACATAGACGGCAAGGACACCTACACCGATTTCGGCGTATGGATCACGGAGGGAGGTTACGACGGCCTTCTCCCGTTCCCCGAGCTGGTGGAACCGGATAGGAACGACTGGCCGGACGAGGACGGCATAGAGCCGGACTTGGAAAAGCCCACCTTGAAACCACGGGAGCTCAACATCACGTTCGTCCGCGACGTGGACGGGAGATCCGCCGGCGCTCTCGTCGAGCACCTATCGAAGTCCGGGTATCACCTCTTCCGTATCCCCTCGCTGGGCAGGGAGTGGAGCTTGCGACTCATCCAGAGCCCGGCATATGAGGATTGGGACACGTTGGAGGCCTTCACGTTACGGTTCGCCGAGGATCAGCCCGTAAGACCCTCGTCCGTGGCGATCCCGGAGGGTAGAGCGTATGTTCCTCCATCCGAGTACGAGCTGGACGGCGTACCCTTGGATCGATACGGCGTGATGGTAACGGAGGGCCGGGACGAGATCATGAGATCTCCGACCGTGAAGACTAACCTGTCCCGTACGGTACTGGACGTTGACGGTAGGATCTACGATGCCGGCAAGGTGGTGTATAATAGCAAGGAGGTCACTCTTAAATGCTGTCTCATCGCCGGCTCAATGACGACATTCTGGAGTTGTTACGACGCCCTGTTGGATGCCTTGATCCAGCCGGGCGAGCGTTCGCTGTACGTGGATTACAACGTGGAGGAATACCCCTGCTACTACAAGAGGACGTCCGGCTGGAAGCTTGAGAGCCTCCGGGGGCGTATGGTGGTGACATTCAACCTCACGCTGGAGTTCACGGTGTTCCGGATGGATGGTATCGATTACCTGCTGGCTACCGAGGCCGGGGAACTGGTGGTCACGGAGGATGGGGAGTATTACATAGACTTGAACATATATGCCGATTAAGAAAAAGAAAATATCAGAACTCACGCTGGCTGACAGCCTTACCGGTCTGTACACGATCGGTTGCAAGATCATAGACGGCATACAAACCAGCGTGAAGGTGAGCCTCGGAACCATCCAGACGGCTTACGAGAACATGCTCACGGAGATCTCCAACGCCCGTGCCGCCACTAAGGCGGCCAATACGGCGGCCTCCAATGCCAACACCGCCAAGCTGAACGCCGAGGCGGCCACGTCAAAGGCCAATACGGCCACGGCGAACGCCATCACCGCGACAGGGAACGCCAATACCGCAACCGGTAAGGCTAATACCGCAGCTGATTTAGCCAATAAAGCCGCGGCTAACGCTAATGCCGCTCACGATGGGTTAGAGAAGATCAAGGAAAATACCGAAATCGCAACTAAAAACGCAAATGACGCGGCGAAATTGGCGAATGAGAAAGCTTCTTACGCCAACACGCAGGGTAACTTCGCCAAGACACAGGGTGACCGCGCGCAAGAGCTGGCCGACCACCCGTGGAAGGTTGGCGATAACGGCAACTGGTGGAAATGGGATCTGGATGGGGACAGGTATGTCGATACGGGCATCCTCGCTAAGGGAGGCGTCTTGTACCCGACCTTCACGATCAACCCCGCCGACATGACGCTGGTGATGTCCTACGAGGACGAGGTGTCACCAAACCTTGTCAAGCTCAACCAAGAGACCGGTGAGCTGTATTTGAACGTATGACCAAAAAAAGGAAGGAGGAATTTTAATGAGTCAGATAGTATTGGGGAAGGTGGCGTTCGTCGATAAGGGCGTTTATGCCACGGCGAGTACGTACAACACCTTCGATTTCGTCGTCACGGATGATAGCTGCTACCTCTGTGTCAAGGACGGAAACAAGAACCACCCCTTGACCGATACGGCTTGGTGGAAATGTATCGCCCGTGGTACGCAGGCAACGGAAGCGGCCAAGACCGCCCTTGCGGAGGCGAATAAGGCTATCGAGGCCACGAGGAACGCTATCTCTGCTGCGGGTTTGGCTAACGCTAAAGCGTTGGAGGCTGGGAAACAGGCTGATTTGGCCGGTCGAGCATCTGATGAGGCTTTGGCTGCCGCTGTCGAGGCTGAGGCGATGATTTCCGAGGGCAATGCGCAGATCGCTTCCATGAAAGCGGCCGAGCAATCGTTGATGAGTCAAGCGCTTCTTGCCCCTACCCGTATGGAGCTGAAATATGTCAAGAGGATAACGTTAGGGAATACGGTCGCCCAGAGGATAGCCGTGAGTTTATTTCCGGCCTATGTCCTTCCGAACGTGATCTTTCAGCAAGCGTTTTATTCCGGGGATGCCCTGTATGTGGACCAACATGGGAACTTGACCGTGCGTAAGACCGGCACGGCCACGATCCACGTTATCCCGGCGCAGAACACCTCGCTCGCCCAAACGATAGAGATCGAGGTCACGGCCCCGGTTATCCGCAAGGCCGGTAGCGTGATGAGATTTTTATCCGGTAGCCGGATACGAAAGGTATAATTGTCTAACATTTTAATATACAGAATCATGTCATTAACAACAGCAGAGGAGGAGAAGGTACGCGCTATCATCACGGCCTTCGATAACGGCAAAACAATCGACCAGCTGCCCTTGGCCGACACGAACCAGCCCTCCAAGTATTTGATCGAGGGAGTGTCCAAGGAAACGGGCGAGTCAGTGAGGATCCCTTTCGCCGACGCGGTATCGATCGTGAACAAGCACGTCGCTATCCGTCGCTGGAAACGTGGTCAGGGCACGCCAGTCGGCGAGTCCTACGGTAATATCGATTTCCTGCGGGATCTTCCCTCCGTGATCGGTCTGGGCTGCTACCTCGTGTCCGTTGACCGTAGCCGGCGTAAGCTTGACCCGACGAACCACCATCGTTTCGCCGACGGCAGTCCCGCCGCCTTGGACGGCACGATGGGCGATTACCTGTGGTGCTGGAACGCCCACTACTACTCTTGGTGGGTAGACTCCACCTATTATTACGAGGCCGTGAGCCCGACCCCGATCGAGGGTCATTTGAACTATTATATCCCGGCCGGGGGTACGTCGGCCTTGGGAGCCGGCGTGATGGATCGTACGAGCGGCACGTTGGTCTCCGTCGTCAGCGACGATCCCCGTTATCGTGGCGGGAACAACGACGCGACGAGGGATGGGAAGCACAACACGCAGCTAGGCATGGTTGCCACGAACATGAACGCCGCGGCTTTCGGCACGGCCGCCCGCAAGAAGGGTGAGGGCTGGGAATCCGGCTGGTTCGTCGCGAACAGCGTCGTCGGTTATCTTTACCGCCTTATCATGGGTACCCGTGATTGTCAGTCCGCGTTGAACCCGGTAAAGGACTCCAATGGCCTATATCAGGGCGGTACCGGTAAGGGGGTTACGGAATGGTCTTGGGATCCTTGGTCAAGCCATAACGGTGGTTATCCGATTATTCCGACGAGCGTAGGGATCGAGTTGGGGGACTCGGTCGGCGTGAGCGACTACGCCGTGAAGGGCTCGGACGGTGGTACCGTCCACCAAGCGCACGTCCCTTGTTTCCTCGGCTTGAAGAACTTCTACGGCCATATCGGTCTGATCGAGCGTGGCTCCTTGATAAACAAGCTGTCCGACGGTAGCGGAGATTATTATGTCGCCCCGTCCCTTTACTCGGCTTTCAACATAAACTCGATCGAGGGTCTGATAAAGGCCGCGAAGGTTCCTAAGAACGATCCCAGTGGCTGGAAATATATCACTGAGCTCAGTATGCAGAATCTATGCTCCGCCCCGACTGTCGCCTCCGGCAGCTCCAGCACCTATTATTGCGACGGTTGGTATAACGACAACGCTATTTCCGGCCTTCGCTGTCCGTTCCGTCGTGGTCATGCGAGCAACGGTGCTAGTGCCGGCTTAGCGTGCCTCTATGGTAGCATTGCGGTCTCGTACGCTAACGTGTACTGGTCGTCGCCCCTCTGCTATTTTGCAGAGGACGTAAGCCCCGTGCCCGTGCAGTACTAGCGTCCGCCGTGTCCCTTGTGTCCGGGTGTCCATCGTGTCCATTAGGGTGCGAAGCGCCCGGGCACCCAAGGCACGTAAGTGCCGCATCTTAGTTCTTTGACATGTTGTTTCCGTTCCTGTTTTATTTTTCCCGCCGTAAGGCGGTCGCACATGAAAAATTAAATATTACCTTTGTTCCGCCTATTGATTGGGCGGGTTGTCTTCTCTGACGTCCAGTTCCGGCCTTCGCTGTCCGTTCCGTCGTGGTCATGCGAACAACGGTGCTAATGCCGGCTTAGCGTACCTCAATGGTAACAATGCGGTCTCGAACGCTAACGTGAACTGGTCGTCGCCCCTAGGATACGCCGCTGATTTATTCAGTAAGAAGAAGTGGAGGAGAGACCCTGTCACTGGACAAAAAATCAAGGCTAAGGGTATAGTCCCGGTAGGTTGATAAACCGACGGCTCATGACCCGATGGCGATTGCAGACACTGGACACTAAAAGACACTTGGGACACCATGAGGAGAAAAGGTGACTTTTCCGGGGATATAGCCCGGAAAGAAAACTATTACAAGGCTTTTGATCATGCCAGCAAGAACAAGCATGGCAAAAAGGCCATAATAAAGTTCGAGGCGGACTTGGAAAAGAACCTTTCCTATCTCCTATACTCTTTTGAAAACGGGACGTTCGTAACCTCCCCGTATCGTTTCATGACCGTCCATGAGCCGAAAAAACGTCTTATCGGGATGCTCCCTTTCCCGGATCATGTCCAGCACTGGGCGATGCTCAATGAGGTGGAGGATTATTTTACGAGATCCTTCTCCGCGTATACCTACGGAGGGGTGAAAGGACGCGGTCCCCACGCCTACATGAGGATGATCCGGAAGGTCTTGAGAAAATATCCGGAACGTACCACCGACTATCTCCTGTGCGATATCCACCACTTCTATCCGACTGTCAATCACCCGGTACTGAAAAGCCAGCTCAGAACACGTATCAAGGATAATCATTTATTGCAAAGGTTTGATGAGATCATTGACAGCGTCGAGGGGGATACCGGTATGTTTCCCGGCACGAAGCTGGCGCAGTTCTTCTCGCTTGTCTATCTTTATCTTTTCGATCACGATTTGAAGCGGTGCTTCCATGTCGGGGAATGCCCTGCTTTGGTTGAGTACTACACGAAAAGGTATATCGAGGAAAGTATCGCGACGGCCAAAACAGAACATGATTATGAGGAGTTATCCAAAGGGATCCAATATCTCTCGGACAGGTTCAAGGGATATCTGAACCGTCTGGATTTCTGCTACCGTCTCGCCGATGATGTCCTGATACTGCATGAGGACACCGTATTCTTGCACCTTGTCATCGAGTGGATCGGTCTTTATTACGCTAACGAGCTTAGGATCGGTCTTAACCCGAGATGGAAGATCGGGCACGTGACGGACGGTGTCGATACGGGGGGATACGTGCATTTCCCGGATCACGTCCGTGTCCGGAAACGTAACAAGGTGGCTCTCTGCCGCCAGATAGCTAGATTGAGAAAGAAGGGTTTGCCGGACGAGGAGATAAGGAAGAGGGCCTCTTCCCGTATAGGCTTCATCCAACACGCTGATACGAGTAATCTATTAAATAAATTAGGAATGGAAACACCAAGGAAAAGACTGGGACAGGTGATAAGGAATAAAAAAAGTCCGTGGGAGGATCTCCCGGCCGACCGGAAAATGAGATTCGAGGATATACTTTATGATACCCGGATACCGGAGGATAAACGAGGGCCGGAGGATGATAAACTCATAGAGTTGATTGATTATAAAATCGAGGATAGCAAGATCGAGAGAAACGAGGACGGCACGCCAAAGAAGTGCCTCGCCATACGTTTCCGATGGAAAGGCGAGGAGCGTTACGCTTTCACCGGTTCCGCCGTCTTGATCGACCAGGCGCTCACGGACTTCTCTCACGAGGACTTGCCGGTGGATACCGTGATAAAGGTGCTCACCAACAAGTTCGGTAAGAAATTTTTCAGGTTCACTTGACCCGTGGGGATCGCTCTTGGCCGATCCTTCCGGGTCGGCTAAAAACATTTAAATATATGGAGACAAGAGCGATTTACACGGAGAGAAAGACATTCGTAAGATACGATGACAACCATTACCTGCTATACCTGAACGAGGAGGTCTTGGAGAACCACGTTCCGGAGGGCCACGGGGGCGAACCGGAACCGGAGCCTTGCACGGCTTACGCCTATACCGGCACGTGCGAGGATGGCGGCACGCTGATAGAGGCCGCGGATGCCACGTACGAGCGGTTCGTGTCCGGGCTCGTACGCACGAGATATTCCGCTGACAGGGTGGAGGCGATCACCCTCAATAAATTAGGTTCGGATACGGCAAGGATGGCCGAGTTCGAGGCGGAGTTCGCGGAGCTGGAGCGTTACAGAAGCGATTGTAAGGCGAGGGTGCGTGCCTTGCTGGGTATGCCCGAAAGCGTCTCGAACACCCTTTAAATACCGTTCGAGATGCGTATCTATGATAAGACGGGCGAGGTATTGCTTGACATCCCGGTGGACGATGACAGCTATCGTTACCGGGCGATAGCGCAAGCGAAGAAGGTGGAGCTGCGTTACTCCCTCGCGGATCACGTGGAGCTGCCCACCGGGGCGTATATCGAGTACCAGGGGGAAAGGTACACGCTGTGGTACCCTTCGGATTTCAAGAAGGAGGGCACGAGGGTATTCGACTATACCGTCACCTTCGGCGGTAACGAGGAGATCCTGAAAAAATATAAGTACAAGCTGCTGGCGGACAAGCCGTACAAGCTCAAGTTCGTCATGACGGCCACGCCGGGGATGTTCGTGGAGCTGCTGGTGGACAACTTGAATCTTTATGATTCCGGCTGGACGGTCGGCACGGTGATCGAGGCCCCGGAGAAACTGTTGTCGTTCAACCATGAGAAATGCTGGGCTGTATTGGGGCGTTTGGCCGAGGAGTTCGACACGGAGTTCGAGATCGTGGGCAAAACTATCAACCTCCGCAAGGTGGAGTATTACAAGGACGCTCCTCTAAAGCTATCCTACGGAAAAGGTAACGGATTCCTTCCCGGTGTAGGTCGTGCGAACCAAGGCGACAACCTCCCCGTTGAGATCCTTTACGTGCAAGGTGGCGAGCGGAATATCGATTATTCGGCCTACGGAAGCCAGACCTTGCTGCTCCCCAAGTCGCAGGAGCTTTCCTACCAAGGCAGACGCTACAAGACCGACAAGGACGGGATGTATGTCACTCGCGCGGACAAGCCTCTTTCCTCTTATAATGAGGACAGCTACGACGCCAGCGATATATATCCATCCCGGGTCGGTACGGTGAGCGAGACCGACACGGAGCCGGGCGAGGACACGGACGGGAACGAGGTCACGTTCTATAATTTCTACGACTCGTCAATTCCAGATAACCTGAATCTCGAGGATTGCCTGATCGCCGGCCAGACCATGACGGTTATCTTCCAGACAGGCCGTCTGGCGGGCCGTGAGTTCGACGTAAAGTATGTACATGACGGCCGTAAGTTCGAGATCGTCTCGTCCGAGCAGGATGGCATGACGCTGCCGAACGCCTCCCTGTATCCGGAGGTCGGCGACAAGTACGCCGTCTTCAACATATCTCTTCCCGCCGCCTACGTATGCGACAACGCCACCAAGACAGGGGCGAGCTGGGACATGTTCCGGGAGGCGGTACGCTACCTGTACGAGCGTGAGGAGCGGCAATTCACGTTCAGCGGAGAGCTGGACGGCATATGGGCCAAGAAGAATTGGCTGGCGATCGGCGCCAAGCTGGTCCCCGGCGGTTATGTCGATTTCAGCGACCCGCAATTCCAGCCGGACGGCATCCTGATCCGGATCACCGGGGTGAGGGATTACATCAACAGGCCCCACAGCCCGGAGCTTGAGCTATCCAACACGCCGGTAGGCGGTTTCCTGTCCGATGAGCTGGGCAAGCTGGAGAGCGAGGAGGTGACGAACGAGACACGACACAAGCAGGCCGTATCGTTCACCCTTCGCCGTTGGCGTGACGCGGTGGAGATGCAGGGGATGCTGGAGAGAGCGTTCAAGGATTACGGCAAGGGGCAGGCGATGTCGTGGCTTCGCACCATGTCGGTATTGGTGGGACATGAGTCGTTGCAGTTCCGTTTCGTCAACCGTATTCCCACGGAGGACGGACAGGCGGTCACCGAGGTGGATCACGCCTTCACGTATGACCAGCGGAAACGTACGCTTGCCACCCCCTCCGGAATCTTGCAGCACATGACGTTGGGGATAGACTCGCTCGCCCCCTCCCACAAGGTGACGGAGTACAGGTATTGGAACGTGGCGGCTTATACGTCTCCCTATCTAGGTGATGATATGGAAGCCATGTACCTGTACGCCCGCTGCGCCAAGTCGGGATCGTCCGGCTCTTTCCTTCTCAGCAAGGAGCCGAGGGACTTGGATGACGGCTCGTATTACAATCTCCTTTGCGGGGCCTTGAGTACAGAGGTGGACGGCCAGCGCAGTTTCTCCACGCTTTACGGCTTCAGCGAGATCGGCCCGGGCTGGATGCGGCTGAACAAGATCATCAACACGGACGGCACGCAATACTGGGACATGCTCTCCAAGGCGTTCCGGATCGGCGATGAGAACGCTTTCCTCTCATATGACCAGCGAGACGGTCTCGTGTTGAAAGGCAGTATCTACCAATCGCCCTCCGGCGAGATCGACTATCCGGAGGTGGATCGGGGCGCTTACTCCGATAAGTCCGTCTATTACCCCGGCGACAAGGTATCTTACGATGGTAACGTGTATAAGTGTATATCCCAGACCACTCCCGGCACCGATCCTGCGAACACTAGGTTCTGGAAAGAGCTGGTCGTGAAGGGCGAGGACGGCAAGCCTGGAGCGAACGGATCGGACGGAAGGGACGGGATCGATGGGATGGACGGTGCGCAAGGGCCCCGTGGCGATCGTGGCCCCCGCTGCACCTACCGTGGCGATTACAGTGACGGTATAACCTACAACGGTAGCTCCTTGATAACGGATATTGTATCTATAAAGCAAAGCGATGGCACCCGCAAGTACTACGTGGCGAAGGTGAATGATAACGAGCCTACCTTCATCGATGTCAGCCCTAAGGCGTGGAACGGCTCCGCCTACTGGGACACCTTCGGGGCGAACTTCTCCAGCGTGGCGACCGATTTGCTGATGGCACGGAAGATAGCTGCCTCGGAGATTGATGTAGATAACCTCTACGTTACCAGTTTGGCTGCCGTGAGGGGGACGATAGGAGGATTTACCGTATCAAAAAACCAGATAAACTCGAACGTTTATGGCACGGAAGGTAACTATCAGCATTCGTTTTATATAGATTCTGGTAAAGGTGAGATCGGAATAGATGGATCTTCAATCGTGACGTATAAGTTGAGTGGAGGATATAAGTATGGGGACGATTCCGCATGCCTGTACATTCGAAGGGACTTGCAACATACCAAGATGGAGGGACCTAGGCATGCGATAACGGTAAAAGCAATTACGGCTAATGACGTAGATACCATGGTTGAGCTAGAATGTGAGTCATCGACACAGGATTCCATGACATTCTTACATTGTAAGCACGGCTCTAGGGATATACATGTAGGCACCAAATATTTCTCGAACGACTCTCCCGGAATTTGGAGGACCACCTTGAGGCTGGACTTGATGCCATCGGTGACGCAGGTAAATACGGAATCCACCTCCGGGACGAGGTATAATGTTAAGTGGGACTCCGCTACCGGACTTCTTTATATAGAATAACAAAAAAAATACGACAAAAGATGAAGATGAATTTGACATTGAAAGACAGGGCTATAATACTTCATATCGTATTACCCCAGTATGATACACGCAAGAATATTGGCTTGAAGATTTCTATCTCTGGGAAAATAGCGTTATCAATCGTAGAGCGTGATAGCATGATATACACCGAGCTAGGCGGAGGAGAATATTCGATCTCGTTCAAGGGAACGGATGCCATGACAGGTGTCAAGTCCTTTGATTTCACGGACGATGAGTTGTGGTACCTGAAACAGCGGGTGGATTACCTTGATCGGCAGGGGATGTTCTCCGCCGAGACGATCGGCTCTTATTCCAAGATACTCGACCAGCCTTTTTTCGGGGAGGAATACCAAGATAGATGGAACGAGCTAAAGGGAATAGATCCTATCGCTTAACGGGATATAAGCCTTTATCGGGGGCGGGCAAATGAAAGCCCCCGTATATATTAAAAGAAAACGAGATGAAAGGATTTGAGGAAGTTTTTATCGTTGCGTGGATAGTCTTCGGGCTGTACATGCTGGTGTTCATGGTCGTAGGCGCTGATCTGTGGAGCGGCGTGAGGAAGGCAAAGCGAAGGGGTGAGGTGAGATCGAGCTACGGTTTCAAGCGGACGGTTGACAAGTTGGCGAGGTATTACAACCTGCTCATAGCGTTGACTGTAGTTGACTGCATGCAGATGGGAGGTGTTTGGTACCTTGATGGCTACTACGGCTATCATATCCCGATCTTCCCTGTCATAACATTGATCGGCGCGATAGGGCTGGGCTGTATCGAGGTAAAAAGCATCTTCGAGAAAGCCGAGGACAAGGTAAGAAGCGATTACCAGCAAGTGTTGATGCTGGCCGGAGAGATCGCCAAGCACCGGACTGATCCGGAGGAGATAGCGAAAGCGGTTGTTGATTATATAAATAAGGGGAGTGGAAAATGAGAAATAGTAGTCTGCCCAGAGGGTTGAGAAACAACAACCCCGGGAACATCAGAAGGAACAGCGATGTCTTCCAAGGCGAGAAGACAAGCTCAGACAAAGAGTTCAAGCAATTTAAATCGATGGCATACGGGTATAGGGCGATCTTCAAGATCCTGTCTAACTATTACCGGAACTATAAGCTGGATACGATCCGTAAGATGATAGGAAGATGGGCTCCGGAAAACGAGAATGATACGGAGGCCTACATTAAGGCCGTGTCCGATTACGCCGGTATCCCTGCCGATGATCCGATCAATGTAAATGATCGTGAGCAAATGATCCGGATTGTGGCCGGGATGAGCAAGGTGGAGAATGGGAGAGAGGCTGATATGTCGGATGTGATAACGGGGTGGAGCTTGTTATGATATCCGATGAATTAGGGTTTTAACAATGGGTTCTTTGACAGGATGGGATAGCCAATAACAAATAATTTTTACATTTGTGATGTGAAAGTTATATGTTATGGAAGAAAATAAAAACTTAGGTGAAATAGTCATCTTTAATACAGATAGTGGTGATGTGAAAGTGCAAATAGATGCCATTAACGAAACTATTTGGATGACTCAAAAAGGAATGTCCGAATTGTTTGATGTTAGTGTATCGACAATAAGCAGGCATATTAAAAATATCTTTGAAGATGGTGAGCTTGAAGAAAAAGTGGTTGTTGCAAAAAATGCAATAACCACTGAGCATGGAGCTATTGACGGGAAAACTCAAACGAAGGAAGTGACGTTCTACAATCTTGATATGGTCATAGCCGTCGGTTACAGAGTTAACAGTAAACGTGCGACCCAGTTTCGTATTTGGGCTACAAAAACACTTCGTGAATATTTGGTAAAAGGTTATGTTCTTGATGATAATAGATTCATAAAAGGCCAGTCGTTGACTTATTTCAAGGAACTGTTAGATCGAATTCGGTCGATACGTATATCCGAAAGAGTGTTTTACCAGCAAATCAAGGATATCTATATGTTAAGTATAGACTACGATAAAAATGACCAGACAACACTTGATTTCTTTGCGTCCGTACAAAACAAGCTTCTTTGGGCGGTAAGTGGAAAAACAGCATCGGAATTGATTTATTATAGGGCGAACGCAAAGTTACCGATGATGGGACTTACCTCTACGGAGAAAGAAGGTATTGTTAAGTCTTCAGATATTAATATCGGTAAGAACTACTTAACGAAAGATGAGCTTGACAACTTGAAATTAATAGTCGAGCAATACCTATCTTTCGCAGAGGCCCAAGCTATCAACCATATACCGATGAGGATGAAAGATTGGGAAGACAACCTTAATATTATCTTAACGATGAACCGTAAGAGCATCTTGACTGATTTAGGTAAAATATCAAAAGAACTGGCTAAGAAAAAGGCAAAGAACGAGTATGCTTTATATAAAGAGGCTCAAAAGGAGCAAGAATATTTGAATAGTATAAAAGAATTGGATAAGGATTTAAGGAGTCTAAGAAAAAAGAACCCTCCTAAATAGCATATAACTTTACATTTTATTGGAGAGTTTGGCGGCTATCCCATCATCATGGTTTAGTCGCCTTTTTCGTATCCGGGCGGCATCCAAATACGGGTACAATCAAATTTTTATAATAATGAAACCTAGATGCATTGTATTAATAATGGTAGGTATCCTCTCCCTGTTTGGGTGTCGAACCAAGATTCAACCTGTCGCTATCGAGAACCGTACCGACTCGATCTACATAGATAAGTTGGTACCTTACCCAATGCCAGCCGATAGCGCTTCCATACGTGCGTTGATGGAGTGTGATGAGCACGGCAAGGTTGTTCTCCGGTGGTTGGATATGGCGATCACGAAGAATGTTGAGCTTATGTTCGCCTTGGATAGTCTCGGTAACGTGATTGCCAACATGAGAGTTCCTAGGGATACATTATTTCTGCCTTCGAAAGAGATCTACGTGGATCGTAAGGTGGAGGTTCCGGTCCTTGTGGAAAAAGAGCTATCTTGTTGGGAGAAAATAAAGATTGAGGTAGGAGGGTGGGCGATAGGGATCTTATCTGGATTCTTGATAGTTAGTATTGGTTATGTGATTGTTTGGTTGATAAAGAAACGTAGATGAACTTTGTTTTGTTACTGTAATGTTTAGTGAAGCCACTTTACTTGTAAGAGTAGAGTGGCTGTCTTCTTACATAATCAGTAGCTAAAAATCTTGCGAAACATAACTGAAAGATGTTGAATATAAATATTTAATACTATATTAGCAAATTAATTTAATGTTGGTATATCATGGATCAAAAGGAATTAAAAGATTATTGTACTTCGTTAGTGAGTTTGAGTACATTAGAAGATTGTAAAATTGTGATCGAAAAGTTTTCTCGTTTTTTAATGGTTGTTGTAAATAAACATCATTATGAAGATATTCACAAACAGTCAGAAGCTGATTTGAAAGTAATTCTTCAGATGCTATTGTCAAAGACTCTGTATATAAATCAACTTCTTGACGGAATAGACTATAAGTGTGATGATTTTGTTTCTTGTAAATTGGGAGAGGATTGTTATGGCCATGAAACTTTTGCTTTAAACAGGATTATTGATCCTACAATTGTTGCTATGCAAGTTAGGGCTGTATTTGAAATGTTATGTACATTTGAAATAATATATTGTGTTCCTGATACAGATGAAAAAAAGGATATTATTTATTATTTGTTTCAGAATGAAGGATTAAGATATCAATCGAGATTATATTCAGGTGTAACAGATTCTAAGTTGATTGAGCAAAAAGATGAAGAACAGAAACAAATAGATGAAAATGTCTCATTTATAAAAAGTACACAAGTGTATAAGGAGTTAAGCTTAGAAAATCAGAAAAAAATAGATAAAATATTAAATGGGAAAGGTTACCGAGTAAATATCCAAGAAAAAAATGTTGAGACTGGTATTTCGTGGGAAAATATACCTGAATTATTTAATTTGAAACATTCTTTGTTAGATAATATATACACACACTTTTCTACTTATGCCCATCCTTCTTATATCTCTGTACGAAATTATGGAGTTATGTTTGATGTGGAAAATCCCAAGTTTTTAGAATTTGCAAAAATGGAAATTATGTTCTGTGTGACATTGTTGAGTATTTTTATTGGTGATTATATGAAAGTTTTTCCGGCTGTAAAGGAAATATATTTAACGATGGATACCGAAGATCAGATTATTCTTAATTTTTATAATAAGATGTTTAGAGGAGATGATTATTCATATTCAGAGGCCTGGAAAAGTTTGGACGATTAATTAGAGTTTCTTTAGTTTTCATTTTATAAGGGGGGGCGGAAGAAGCCCCCAGCCGTTAGTAAAATCTCTAACCTTCTTACTAATGCAAGCATGTGAGCTTAGGGACGAATGAAAAAGCTCTTCCATAGTTTACTCGCGTGTTTGTATTAGTTGAAAATTAGAGTCTACAAATATCAAAACAGTAATCTTCCTTCCTTCTTATCCATCACCGCATTGAAAACATTTTTATAGGTCTCATACAACTCCTTCCGGCTTTCCGGCCCCGGCCAATCGGCGAAAGATTCTCCGGCGAAGAATTTCCAAGCGAAGATCCGTTTGGCTTTTTCGGACAACCCTAACAGGTCGACCATATCCCGGATATCCTGCATACGTTCCCGGATATACTCGGTACGGTCAATACTATCATCGGGCTCATCAATAATGTTCAGTCTTCGCCAATCCACATTCTCATCTACCGGGATAGGCTTGTATTTATGTCGGTAGGGAGACGTGTCCGAGGTAACGTTCAGCTTTATCATTTGCAGGATATACCAGTCAAGTTCGGTATATTTACCTTGCTTGGCTTCCATAAGCCGGGAGAGGTGTTCCAGAGGCTTTTGAAGTAGCATACACATTACCTCGTTCAATACGTCAATAGCTTCACTACTCATTCCGGCAAGTGAGCAGTGATACTTAGCGTAATCCAGCCACCTGTCGTAACGTTTCTCAATATATTTATTCAATGCCTCACTTGCCATAGTTGTCTTTATTTGATATATTTGTTGCATGCTGTAATGGGGTGGCGCTGTGAGGCGCTGCCTTTTTATTTATTCTCTTTGTTAGTCTTTATCTCTCGCTATAAAAATGTTATCTTTAACCTTCTTTTTTATTCTTAGCCCAATCGATAATGTATTCAATACCTGCGTTGAATCCTTTGCTGTAACCATCTTTATATTCATGATTTGATATTCCATGATAGTAAGCCGAGCCGAAGCACAAGGCGAAACCAATGGCTATCAATACCATCCCTGTTCCAAAGTATGGATAAGCTAGGGATATATGGAATGGCTTGAACTGGATCGATATTCCAGACGTGAGAATGAATATTAGCGAGATCATTCCGATTATTAACAATGATATTTTAAGCATCTGAACCTCCTTTGTTTACATTGTGCGACATATTCTTTAATCTTGTTTGACTTTTATAATCCTTACATCCATAAGCGGCGAGATTAATGGCGTGCGTACCTATTCCTTGTCCGGAGAAGCATGGATAACGGATACATCTTACGCATTTCCTTCGTGGATATTTATTAGCGTCCTCCCGTTCTTTCAAGCGATTGATCCCTATGTATTCCTCTGCCATGATTATTCCTCCTCCTCGGTCTCGTCGAATATCCGGGCCATCATATCGACGATGTTTGTTTGTATATTGTCCTCCGCTCCAAGCACGGCGTTGCTTATATGCTTTTTCTCCTCGATGATCCTGTAGAGCTTCTGGTCGATGGTCTTGCGGCCAAGCAGGTAATAGCAATTTACTGAGTCCTTTTGACCGATACGATGCGCCCGGCTCTCGGCTTGGTCGCAATCTGCGTATGTCCACGGTAGCTCGATAAAAGCGACATTGCTTGACGCTGTCAACGTGATACCCGCCGCAGCAGCCTTGATGGAGCAGATGATGACGTCCGTCTTGGGATTCCGTTGGAAAGCGTCTATGGCCGCTTGCTTTTGTTGCATATCTTGCCGTCCGGTGACACACACCGCCGAGGGAAACGCCTGTAGGAGCCGGTCTACGATCTCATGCAGGTTGCAGAAGAGGATGATCTTCTTTCTGTTCTCCCGAAAATCCTTCACGAAATCGATCACCTCTCTCAACTTACCCCGGGCCGTTATGTCCTTCAATATGCCGATTCGTACCATGACCTCGCCTTTCAGCGATTTTTGTACCTTCTCATCGTCGGCCTCCTTGTATCGTCTCAGATAATCCACCAAGTCACGCTCGGCGTCTTGGTATTCCTTGCGGTTGGTGATCTCGCAGGTCACGATCTGCCGTACCTTGTCGGGTAATTGAGTCAGTACCTTGGATTTTTCCCTCCGGAAGAAACAATGCTTCCAGAGCATGAAATTGAGCTCTTTCAAGTTCGAGGCCCCGTGCGGCCCGGAGCAATAGCGGTTCGTGAAATATTTCCAGCCTCCGAGATCGTTCATCCGGTCCATGATAGCGAGTTGGCATATAAGGTCGTTGGGCTTGTTTACGACAGGGGTACCGGTCAACAGGATGATCCACTCTTTCCCGGCGGTGATACCTTTGCAAAACTTGCTTTGTTGGGTAGCCGTTGATTTTACCTTATGGGATTCGTCAATGATCACGCTCTTGAACAACTTGATCGTATTATGGAACTCTACGTCTTTCAGCGTCCATTTCTCCGATTTGTTGATTCGGCGTACGAAATACTTCCGTAGGCTCTCGTAGTTCACGATGAACACATGGTTCATGCCCGTTTGCCAGAAGAATGGCCATGAGGTTCGTACCGAATCGGTCAATACCATGGCTTTCTTGTCCGTGAACTTGTGCCATTCACGTTGCCAGTTGATCTTGACCGTATTGGGGCAGATAACGAGACAGGGGAAAGCGCCGGCCTTGTTGATTGTGGCGATACTCTCAAGTGTATTGTGCGTTACAATATAATTATTTGTCAGATACAAATGATCTGGAGCGGTTACGCTTATACATACGGAATCTTCCTCTCTAATATATTCGATAGACGAGATATACCGTGAACAATAGTTTGTTTTTTTGATGTCCCATTCGGCGGCTTTCCGTTCAAGGTAGAATGGGCAAATCTTGATCCTCACGTTTACTTGAAATTCCACGCCTTTACCCTCATTTCGCCTATCGTATCTGCGTATGATCGCCTGTCCTCCAAGGGAACGTACCAAAAGGGCAATATCACGCGCCATGCCATAGGAAAGAGTGCTGTAGGTGATCCTGTTTCTCTTTCCTGATCCATCCGTATCCATCAAACCGCGTAAGAGGTTGATGCGTTGCTCTACCGATCCGTGCATGTATTCGTATGGTATGAATTTCTCTACACTCGGTTTGTCTGCTTTGAGTCGTTTGATCTCTTGGTAAAATCGATTTTCGTGGACTGTCGGATTCTTTGTGATGTTGTATCGCGGGCATGTGGCGTAATCGTCCCGTACCAACAGCATGTCGCTGGGTAAGAGTTTTCTTACCCTGTCGGCAATAGCCGCATCCATGTCCGGTGTAGAGAAAGACAGGCGCCCATTGCCATTGCAAAGGTGGCCGTCTCCCAAAAGTACCCCCATGATGTAAGGATGAATGATGTATAATCTCTCCTTGTACTTCACAGGTTCACACATTGGGATTTCCCATTTCCGTCTTGTATGGTTATGGCCAAAACCTTTTAGGTTGTAGGTCACGCCGGAATCCATGATCTCCTGTGTTGTCTTGGTGATCCATCCTTTCCCCTTTCTTCTACGGTTGGCATCCCGGACACACCATAGATGCTCTGGGCCGCATTCACAGGATACGCCATCAGAGAACGTCACTTTGAACACGCGGCGTTCTTTTTGCGGGTACACGCCACTTACGGTATATACATTTCCGTCCCTGCCGAATATCTCGTCCCCAATTTGTAATTCTCCAATCCTCCTAAAACTGTTTGGAGTAGCCACGTAACTACTGACTGGTTGTTGTTTGCCGAGGCCCATGTCGTCCCCATTGATAAACCGTTTTAGTTGTAAGCCTCGTGCGATTCCTTGCAGTTGATAGGGGTAGGGTTGTATCTTTAGGCCATGATCCTCGTCCAACTCGGGCATGTCCGGTATTTGATAGGCTATGTCCTCGTCGGTCTTAGACTCGTTCCCTCCCCAGTTGACGGGTTCGAAGTGCCTCACGTAATAGGTGAGCTGGTCTAGCTCCGCCTTGCACTTATTGTTGGCCGGGATCATCCACGCTCCGGTAGACTTGTCCCACCAGCGGACGCTGACGGCTGTCTTTAGCTTGTCAACGACCTGCTGGCGGTACCTGTCAAACCTTACCGCGTAGCATTGTCCCTTTTCCGTGTTTTGTAAAGTGATTTGCATAACGGTTGTTTTTATTATTGGTTAGGCGAACTCGTCGAAGGCTTTCACCTCCTCGGCGATCTCCTTGATCTGCTCTTTTTTCTTCCGTCCCCGTTTCTTAGGCTTCTCTTCCTTCTCGCCCGTGATATCCGATTCCTCCGGGGTATCGAAATCGAAGGATTCTTGCTTGATGCCATATTTACCTTCGAACAGATAAGCGTCCACCTCGTAGCTACATCTACCGATGGCCTCTTTCAACTCGGCTCCGTAAAGGTACCCGTCGCCAGACTCGTCCTCGTATTTGGTGAATGGGACGGAGAGGTTAAGGATCTGCCCGCTCTTCAGGAGTTTTTGCGCTTGGATTGATACGCCGGCTGATTCATCATTACCGCCTTTGCTGTATCCGGTGACGATGATATTCTTTAGCTTCTCGTTCAAGTCATCGTCGGAGGGATTGGCGACATTGACCAATGTAGCCTCGTGCATCTCACAGATTTTCACTACGTGTGGCTTAAGCCGGTTCAATGCGTACAGTAGATCGGGGTGGATAAACTGCTCCGATTCCTTTAGGATGTTGTTCTTGTAGTTTGCTTCCACGAACTTTTCCGTGTACTCCGCCGTGAGCTGGTTGTTCTTGATCTTCACTTTCTGGATCTCGTACACGGGTTGCTCTTTTACTAATTCTTCCATGCTCTTTTAAAATTTAGGATTGTTATAACTCTGAGGCGCTAAGGCCATTTCAGCTTTCGCCTTGCTAATTATCGTGCGACACCATTCCAATTGGTGGGTCGCAGTCCGGTTCAATCTATCACACCAGTCGACTAGGTATTGCTCATCCTTGCACAGGCTGTCGATGATAGCGTTTACGGCCTTTGAGGTCGCTCCGGCCCGTGAAGCGGTTTCCCGTAATGTGTCGAATACTTCCGATTTCTTTTTCACGTTCAGGTGATATTTTGCGTCCGCTAACAGCTTCCCGGTTCGGGCGATATAGACGGCAAGGTCGTTTCCACGTAGGACAGCTTCTTGTACGTCTTCGCTCATTGTGATATTCAGGAAGGCATCTATGGCGGCCAGTTCCTTGGATATCTTGTCTGTCGGTGTGATATTGAGATTCATGATTTTTATTTTAAGATATAATCGTTGCCACAGTTGCCGCAATGATATACGTTGAATGTATCTCCCGTATGCGTCTGTAATTTCTTTACGAGTACGGAAGCTCCGCATATAGGGCATTTCTTTGCCAGCCTGCACTTTAGCCAGTCGATTAGGATTAAAACTAGACTCTTCATACTATTAGCTTATTAGCATCCACCACCGGAAGGCTAGTTCCTCGTATTTCTCTTTCCCTTTCCGGTAGCTCAGATCGTTCCGTCTGATGAAAGCCTTGAACACTTTTTGGTTCTTCTTGGAGATACCATAGATGAAATCTTGACGGCTTCCGGCGATATCCATATACCAGGCACGGGAACGATCCCAATCAAAGAAATCAATCGCCTCGTCAAACTGTTTCTGGGAACTGGCGAAGGTAGTTTTCAAGTCTCCGCCGAATCCGAATGTGGGAAGCCACCAGTCCCATTTGCAACGAGTGTCGAGCGTATATTCAAAGTTGCCGTATTGGAAACGTTGCCCCTTGTTTACCATGAACCGTTGCGTCTCCGCTTTAGCAAGCACTTGCGCCAATAAGGGATCGTGTCGGGCTTCCATACGGAGTGACTTGATCATGGCTTGTGCCAGTTCCCAATCTTCCCCGGAATACAATACGTCATCTACCGTATGTTTGTCATATCTTACCCGTTCGGGTTCTGTCAGCATCGCATCCACCAGACTCCCGAACTTGAACGCCTTCTCCTTATCCCCGTATTGCGTACGGGGATAGAGGAGGTTCTTTAGTTCTGTCAGGTCTGAGTTGCTGACCTCAGACCGTTGGTAATACGTATCTTGCATCTTCTTCCTTGAGTTTTAAGTATTCAATGACCGCGAAGTCAAATTCAAAATCGTAAGTGTTATCCATCAGCCACCGGAACCATTTGCGGCCCTCTTCCGTATCGAGGATCTTTTTTAGGTTACTCGGTGTACGCCTGTATTTCCCGAAGTTTATCCATGAGGACAGATATAGCTTTCTCATATCATTTGGCTATTACGTCATCGACATATCTCACGAAAGCGGACTGGATTCGCTCACCGTCCTTATTCACGACCTTCTCGCAGTAGGAGATCATCTTCTTGTGGATCTTCTCAAGATCCTCCATGCTCATGTTGATACCCTCACGCATGAACCACATCTGGTATACCTGCATGAATCCTTGTGGATTGGTGACTTGGATCTTTTTCTTGATCTTCGCCTTGGTAGGGGTAGGAGACATACTGGCGGCGCTGAAATCGAATGCTGCCTGTACTTCCGCGGTGGCTTTCTCTGCCTCCGCCTTGGCTCTCGCTTCCTCTTCCTTGCGCTTGCGTTCCAGTTCGGCCTTTTGACGTTCCTCCGCCTCTTTCCGTTTGCGCTCCTCCTCCAGCCGTGCCGTCTCGATTGCGTTGGTCTTGCGAATTTCCTCTTGCTCCTCCAGTTGTTTCCGGAGGGATGGGAGGCGGTCGACCAAGGATTGTTTCAGTCCCTCGATCTCGAAAGCGTATCGATCGGAATATTCTTTTTTCTTTAGGATGGCTATCTCGTTCTTGATCGCTTTGCGGGTCTCACCGTCCATATAGAATGTCTGTTTATTATCAACGACGTTTTTCACGAAATCCGTCCATGAGAAACCGGTGCTTGTTTGCGTGATCTGCCGGCATACGTCCCCATACGTGGCTAGGGAGGCACGATTGAAAATCCCGTTCAAGGCGTTGATATGCTTCTCGACGTAGGCGGCGTACGTGGTATCAAGCAAGACCGTTATGTCGGCCCGGTATTGGGCTTTCTCGTTCTCCGCCAACTGTTTTTGCCGGGCCTCTTCCTCACGGCGTTTTTGCTCTTCCAGCTTCTTGGCGGCGTATTTGTTACGCTCCATCTGTAGCAGATAAGGGATGGTTCCCTTGGATTTGGCGTCTATGGAACCCTCTAGTGTCGTGAAACGTTTGGATATAGCCGTTAGCATTTGGGTTAACGGCTTCCGGCGGTTGTTCATGTTCTCTACGGTCTTCTTTGACTTCGCAAGGTATTCTTGTACCGCAGTGTCGATCTCGTCCGTGCCGATACCTCCATTTCCCTCAATCGTGTCCAAGAGGGTTTTCCCTGCGTTCGTGCAAGCTGAGACCGACGCCTCATTGCGGGCGAGAATATCCGGGGCTGTCTGTAAGATGCTAATGACCTCGTTAGCCTTGAAAGGTAAATTGTTATTCTGTGTATCCATGTCGATAAAATTTTGAATGTTGATATTGAACTCTTAAAATCCGGCTTCTTCATCTTCTTGTGATATTTGGGCTGTTATACCAGATACGGGTATCGGTTCCGCTTGCGGTTGCTCTCCGAATCCTTGTAAAGGATTTTCCGATTGGGGCTGGAGGGCTTGCGGTTGCTGTCCGGCTTGATTGGGCTGGATAACGGTTGTTTCTTCCAGTCCGTAGTCGATCTCTTGCGGTTCCTCCTGTGTCTCGAATGAGGAGAACTGTCCCGTGCGTACCTTGGGATATCCGTCGAAAGCGTGCTTGATAAGCTTGCTTTCCAAGAATCCCGGATCAATACCTCCTTCGCTAGAGGTATAAAGGGCATTGGCCTTCCCTTCTTTCTGCCGGGTTTGCGGGTTCCATTTCTGGTTGTTCTTAAAGCTGTACACTTCCAATCGCTTGATATCGCCTTCCATCATCCAGTGCCAGTCCACGGTACCGTCGGAGCGTACGATACGTAAGAAACCACCTATCACCTTGTTGGACTTTCGGGGGCATGCCGCTTGGTAGGTCACGGTCTTTACGCCGTCGATCAACCCGGGGGAGAAGGTATCGCCCTCATAGCAAACCACGGGATTATCCACGTAACGGACTTGTCCGGCACGTTGCCGCATGACTAACTCGCCATATCCGGTGATGGAGAGATAAGCACGTAGTTCGTAGATATCGCTACCGTTGTTATCCTTATAGCCGGTCTTCGTGCTACGGGGAAGAATATAACAGTGCGGTCGTCCTGTCGGGTCAAGTGACAGGCCGTTGACCGCTATGTCCAAAAAGCATCCATAGAGGGATAACGGTGTGCATTTTTGCAGTTCCGGCTTGTCTTGTAAGATCTTCCGGAAGTTGAATTTCTCTTTCTCGTAGATTTGCGCTCCTTGGGCGGTACCCCAGATTGCGTTATACATTTGGATGAACTTTTGTTCTACCCTGTTATCTTCCGCTATCATGAGCGGGTCTAGCTGATTCAACTCAGCTACTTTGATCTGAATTAGATTCGACATGATGTTATGTTTTTAAATATTAGTTACCAATGTTTAGCTATCATGTAAGCCATTGCCGCACATCCGGACGTCGTGATGATATGCAGGAAATGTCCTAGGCAAATAGCCACGATTCCAAGTATGGCGAGCGTTCCGAAAAGGATGTAAAATCCCCACCTCACCGCTTGGGCGAGTTTCCAGTAATCTGTTTTCATACGTCAATGATTTATTAGCAATGCGGTTTACCGTCCGTGAAATAGCGAGTTGGATGGGTATCGTAAACTTCCTTTTGCAACGCCTTGCCAAGGTGCCTTGCTATGTTAATGATTCATTTAATAGTCGTATGGATTCAGGGCGCACTTATACAGGTTTTCCAGCCTGTACTCGATTTTGCCCGGTCGCTTATAACGTTGTAGCCTACCTTCCGAGACCCATCTTTCCACGTTCTTCCTCCCGAAACGGAGGTGCGCTTCCTTTTGCCCGATAAATTCCCGGATACCCGCTTGCATCCTTGTGATTTGCCAAGCAAGGTATTCGATCTCGATCTTTCGTAAAGAAGGTATGCTTTGATAGGTGTTTTCGGTTGGCATGA